TGTCCGCGCGCATCACCGCGAAATCCGACAGGGGGGGGTAGGTGATAGGGGTGGGGTGGATTCATGGGCCGACCGAGGATTCCGACCGAGATCAAGAAGGCGATGGGCAACCCTGGCAAGAGGAAGATTGCGCGCCAGGAGCCCGACCCCGAGTACCTGGACGACCTGACGGCGCCGGCCTGGCTGCCCGATGGCGCGAAGGTTGTGTGGAACGAGTACGCGCAGAAGATGCGCAACGCGAAGGTGCTCACGGTGATCGACGTGGAGGCCTTCGCCGTGTGGTGCTACAAGGTCGCGAAGCATCGCGCCGCGATCGCGGACCTGGAGCGCCTGGGCATCATGGTCGACCGCGCGTCGAAGGACGGCGAGCTCGCGGTCGAGAAGTCCGAGAAGGCGAGGGGCGCGCCCGCCCAGGTGGTGAACCAGCTTTTCTTCGCCGAGTCGATGCTCTTCAAGCAGGTCCTCGCGCTCGAGCGCGAGTTCGGCATGACGCCGGCGGCGCGCACACGGGTCCAGGTGGATCCGCAACTGACCCTTTTCCCGAACGATGACGGCGAGCGCGCAGAGCACGGACAGCAGCCGAAGCAGCCGAAGCAGCAGAGCAAAGGCTCGCCGTATTTCACCGGCGGCGCCGCGACGCACTAAGCCAGGCGATCGCCGCGCGTCGAGCGTCACCAAGGCCGGCGAGCTCAGCGCGGCGCGCCGAAGCAAGGTCGGCCAGCTGCGGGCCCAGAAGCGCATCGAACGGCGCCGGCGGACCTTCGAGCGGATCCGCGCCGCGAAGGATCCGGCCACGGAGTACGCCAGGGCGGTCGCGCGTGGAGCGGTGGTCGCCGGCCCGCAGGTGCGCGATGCTTGCCGCCGGCACCTGGCGGACCTGGAGCGCGGTGCGGCACGCGGCCTGGTGTGGGATGTCGCGGCCGCGGCGCGCTATCTGAACTTCAAGCGCGATGTCCTGAAGCTGAACGGCGGCGAGTGGGAAGGCAAGCCTTTCGAGTCCACCGCCTGGCAGTGTTTCGTGGGCGGCAGCCTGTTCGGCTGGAAGCGCACGATCAAGGCGCCATGGCTGGGTGGTGCGGAGACAACGGTGCGCCGCTTCACCACCGGCTACATCGAGACCGGCAAGGGCTCGGGCAAGTCGCCCGAGGCCGCCGCGATCGGGCTGTATTGCCTCACCTCGGACAACGAGTGGCGCGCGGAGATCTATGCCGCGGCCACGAAGAAGGACCAGGCGATGGTCCTCTTTCGCGACGCGGTCGCGATGGTGGACCTCTCGCCCGAGCTCACGCACGTGATCAAGAAGTCGGGCGTGGGCGAGCGCACGTGGAACCTTGCGTACCTGGCCGGGCGGAGTTTCTTCCGGCCGATCAGCTCGGACGACGGGCAGTCGGGTCCGCGGCCGCACGTGTCGTTGCTCGATGAGATCCACGAGCACGCTGACAACAACGTCGTGGAGATGTTGAAAGCCGGCCAGAAAAACCGCCGGCAGCCGATGATGGTGATGATCACCAACAGCGGCGTGGACAAGAACTCGGTGTGCTGGGCGTACCACGATTACGCGGTGAAGATAGCCTCCGGCGCACTGCAGGACGACAGCTTCTTCGGTTTCGTGTGCGGCCTGGACAAGGGCGAGGATCCGTTCAAGTCCGAGGCCTGCTGGCCGAAGGCGAACCCAAGCCTGGAAGAGTTCGACATTCCGGGCCTGAAGTACCTGCGCGAGCAGGTGGCCGCCGCGCGCGGCATGCCCTCGAAGGCGAGCCTGGTGCGCCGGCTCAACTTCTGCGAGTGGGTGGAGTCCACAAACCCGGCGATTCCGCGGCACGTGTGGGAAGGCGCGGAGGACACCGAGTTCGACCTCGAGCGCCTGCGTGGCCGGCGCTGCTGGGGAGGGCTGGACCTTTCCTCCACGACCGACCTCACGGCGGCCGCGTACATGTTCGAGCCGGTGGCGGACGATCCGCACTGGCGGTTGCTCGTGCGGCTGTGGATCCCGGGCGACGAGCTCGCGGCCAAGGAAGACCGCGACAAGGTGCCCTACATCGCCTGGCGCGAGGCGGGGCACATCATCGCGTTGCCGGGGCGCGCGATCGACAAGCTCGCCGTCGCCAGGCAGTGCGCGGCCGATGCCGAGGCGTTCGACCTGCAGCAGCTCGGCTACGACCGCTGGCGGATCGAGGACTTCAAGCGGATCCTCGACGACGAAGGCATCGACCTGCCGCTGGTGCCGTTCGGCCAGGGCTTCCAGTCGATGACGCCGGCGGTGGAGGCTTTCGAGACGGCGCTGGTCGGCGTGCCGGCGAAGGACGATACGGGCAACGTGAAGCACGCGCGTTTAAACAAGCCGCTGCGGCATCCGGGCAATCCCTGCCTCACCTGGTGCGCGGCGAACGCGGTGTACGCGAGCGATTCCGCGGGCTGCAGGAAGCCCGACAAGAAGAAGGCGACGGGCCGCATCGACGGCATCGTCGCCGCGATCATGGCCTCCGGGCTCGCCAGCCGCGGAGAGACAACGAGCACCAGCTATCCGGGAGTTCTGACGGTATGAACCACGTGGTCTACAACGTCTCGGTGGGTGCGGGGCTCATCTGCACGGGCTCTGGCATCGGCCTGCAGTTCGGGGTGGGCTACGGCCTGGCTGCGTTTGGCCTCTTGCTCATCGGCCTCACGACCTTCGGCGCACGCCTGGCCGCACGCCGCGAGGGCTGATGTTCCTCGCCCAGGACATCGCCGCGAGCGGTCGCGGCCCGACCGACGACTTCTGGTACCTGCCGGTGCGCTACGGCGCGGGCGGCACGCGCCCGAGCGTCGCCGCGGCGCTCGCGGTGCCGGCGATGTACGCCTGCGCCCTGGTGCTCGGCCAGGACATCGGCAAGCTGCCGTGCCAGTTGTTCCGCAAGGATGGGCGCTCGCGCGCGGCGGCCACGGATCACCCGCTCTATCGGCTGATCCACCGCCGGCCGAACCGCTGGCAGACCGCCTTCCAGTGGCGGCAGATGATGCAGTGGCACCTGATGCTGCGCTACAACGCCTACTCGCGCATCTACTACGACCGGCGCGGGCGCGTGGAGGAGCTGGTGCCGCTCCACCCGGATCGCGTGACGGTGGAGCGCGGGATGGGCGCGGACGGCGTTGTCACCTTCCGCTACCGCTACCGCCCGGAGTCGGGCAGCGAGATCATCCTCGTGCGTGGAGAAATGTTCCACGTGCGCGGCTTGAGCTCGGACGGCATCGAAGGCTTCTCGCCGCTCGACTACCAGGGCGGCTCGGTGAGCGAGGCGCTCGCCGCGCAGAACTACTCGCGCCGCAACATGGAAAACGACGCGCGCCCCGGCGGCGTGCTGGAGTGGGAAGGCCACTTCAAGTCGGACGAAGAGCGCGCCGCATTCCGCGCGAGCTGGCATGCCGCCCAGGGCGGCGCCAACGTGGGCAAGACGGCGGTACTCGAGCGCGGCATGCAGTTTAAGGAAATCAAGGTCTCCAACGCGGACCTGCAGCTCGTCGACCAGAGAAAGCTCAAGGGCTACGACATCGCGGCCATCAACCGCATGCCGCCGCACAAGATCGGCCTCATGGAGCGGGCGACCTTCAGCAACATCGAGCACCAGTCGATCGAGTACGCGACCGACACCATGCAGCCCTGGTGCACGAACTGGGAGCAGGAGCTCTCGGCGCAACTGCTCACCGAAAAGGAACAGGAAGACGAGCAGCTCTACTTCGAGTTCAACATGAACGCCCTGCTGCGCGGCGACGCCAAGGCGCGCGGCGAGCTGTACGGCAAGCTCTTCAGCGTGGGCGCGATGTCGCCGAACGACATCCGCGAGCGCGAGAACGAGAACCCGATCGACGACGGCGACCGCTACTACGTGCCCGTCAACATGGTCCCCTCCGACCGCGTGGACGACGTGGTGGACAAGGGCGGCAACAAGAGCGCCGCGCCGGGCAGCGGCGGCGAGGACAAGAGCAACGCCCGCGCGCGCGCTCTCGAGCAGGCCGCCGCCGCGCGCGTCGTGCGCAAGGAAGCAGCGGCACTGCGCAAGATTGCGCCAGGCGATGGCTATCTCAAGCGCGTGGAAGAGTTCTACCGTGACCACATCAGCTTCGTGGAAGACGTGATGCAGGTCGATGCCGCCACCGCCATGGCGTACTGCGCGATGCGCGCCGATACCATCGCGGCGGCCGCCGATGGAAGAATGGATCAGGACACTTTCTGGCGTGAATTCGATGCGCGCGGTCCTGCCGAGCTGCTCGCGTGCATTGGCGACGAACAGGGCGCCATTGCGCGCGACCCCGGCGAACTGATCGCCGGTGGACTACGCGAGCTGGCGGCGGCGGTTGCCGGGCGGCCGGCGTCGGTGGTCAACGTGGCCCCGGCCAAGGTGAAAGTGGAACCCGCGGTAGTGAACGTCACCGTGCCGGAGCGCTCGGTGACCGTGCAGGTGCCCACCGTGAAGGTGGACAACCACGTCGACGTGCCGCCCGCGCAGGTGGTCGTGCAGCAGCCGGCTGAGACCGTCGAGAAAATCGAGCGTGATGCCGACAAGGAAATCGTCAGCATCACCAGAACCGTGAGGCACTGAGCCATGGCCGCCCCGAAACTTCCGCTCGACGCAAAAGCGCTCGACGCGATGTCCGTCGCCGAACTCGAAGCCCTGCAGCAGGACCTTGGGGGGCTGATCGAAGGCGTGCGCCACGAACGCCACAAAGTGGTTGTTGCGCTTGAACTGAAGCGTGCCGTTGCCAAGAAGAAAGGGGCGTAAGCCATGGCAAACGTCCTCTACGACAAAGGCCGCGAAGGCTTTCTCGATGGCTCGATCGACTGGGACACCGACGACATTCGCGTGTGCCTGGTCAAGAGCAGCTATACCTTCAGCGCCGCCCATGACTTCATGGACGACATCGGCACCGACGACAACGGCCGCAGCGCGGCGCTTGGGTCGAAGACCGTCACCAGCGGCGTGGCGGATGCCGCGGACACCTCGCTCGTGGCGACCTCCGCGGTCGCCTGCGAAGCGCTCGTGATCTTCAAGCACACGGGCTCGGACGCGACCGCGCGCCTGATCGCGTACATCGACACCCCCAGCGCAGGCCTGCCCTTCACGCCGGCGGCCAGCCAGACGGTGAACATCACCTGGGACAACGGCGCGAACAAGATCTTCAAGTTGTAGCGGTGAGCATGTTGATCCGCAAGCCGCGCGGCGAAACGCTGCGGCCGGTGCATTCGGACCGGCTGGAGCGCTGGCTGGGCGCGGAGAAAGTCGCCCACATCAGCCGAAGCATGCGCGGCTGGTACGGGCCGCCGATCCACCTGATCGACGTGCCGGGTTCGGTGCGGGTGTGCGGCGACGGCGATTTCATCGGCCCGTTCGAGCGGGGCTACGCGGCGAGCGCGATGGATGCGCTGCGAGAGCACCTGCAGCGCCTGTGGCGCGCGGGCGGGCGCGTGCAGCACGGCTACGCCGGCGTGGGGTTCGCGAGCATCAGCGATGCGCTGCTGCGGGCGTCCTCCGGCTACAGCCAGAAGCCGGGCGGTGCGTTCAACAAGGTCGGGCCGACCGGCGTGGTTGGCGTTACCTCGAGCCTGCACAAGCTGGGGCCGCAGCCGGCGGCGGGCGTGGCGGCCGCGGCTGCGCCGGGCGGCACGGCGTATGTGGATTCCGACACCGGCGGGATGGTGTTCACGAATCCGGCGAGCGGCACACTGCACCTGGTCGGGGCCGATGTATCGGCCTCGGTCATCAACAACACGCTGCTGCTGTATGACCGGATTTTCGGCGTGGCGAAGACGATGGCCTCGACTGCCACGGAGGCCGTGACCGGCGTGCCGACGCGCTACCAGTCCACCACCGCGACGGCGGCGGACTACATCGGGGGCAATTTCGGCTTCGTCGAAGTGGGCCTCACGGCGCTCGCGGCGACGGCGCACAACTGGACCACGTGCCTCTACACGGACCAGGCGAACGCCTCGAGCACGCTGCCGTCGCTGACCGGGAACTCGGGCGCGATCATTCACCGGCTCGATCATCCGGTGCAGCAGTGGTTCGCGCCGCTCGCCTCTGGAGACGTTGGCATCAAGGCGTGGACGCAGATGCAGTGCTCGGCGTCGGTGGCGACGGGGCTGATCAATTTCGTGATCGGGCATCCGCTGGGGTTCATGTCGTTCCCGGTCATCAACTCGGTGCTGCCGTTCGACTGGCTCACCAACCGCGACCAGGCGCCGCGCATTTTCGACGACGCCTACCTCGCGTTCTTGGAGATCAACAAGCCGGCGACGGGAGCCACGACCTACACGGGGCAGATCCACGCCACAGGCGCGGCGGCGTAAGCAATGAGCGACCAAAGGCGATTGGGCTGGAAATCAGGCGGCCTGATTTCCAGCCCAATCGCCGACTTCTGGCAGATCCGGACCGATGCCCAGGACCCGTCGATCCCGAACCTGCCGCTGGAGACGCCTGCCGCAGGCGGTGACGCGAGCATTACCGGCGCGGGCGGCATTGCCACCGCTGAAGCAATCGGCCAGCCTGCAGTCGCGGCAACGGTCGCGGCGGCCGGCGTGGCGAGCGCTGAAGCGCTTGGCGCACCGGACATCATCGCCGTGGTCGCGGCGGCGGGTATTGCCAGTGCGGAGGCGCTTGGCCAGGCCGCGGTTGCGGTCACGATCGGCGCCGTTGGGATCGACAGTGCGGAAGCGTTCGGCCAGCCGATCGTCGGGATCGCGGCGCAGGAAGTCGTCGACGCCGGCGGGATTGCCAGCGCAGAAGCGCTGGGCCAGCCCGCGATCGGGGCGCAGGTCGATGCGGCCGGGGTTGCTGGGGCCGAGGCCTTCGGTGCGCCGGCGGTGTCGGTGCCGGAAGAAGCAACCGGGCTGGGCGGCGGCTATGCGTATGCGCCGCCCATCAATCGCCTGCGGCGGCTGCACATCGTCGGCGCGGGCGGGATCGAGAGCGAAGAAGCATTTGGGCATCCGGTCATCGTGCCGGTGCCGACAGGCAGGCCGCGCCGCCAGCGCGACGAAGAGTACCTGCTGCGCAGAGCAGCGTGATCGACGCATCCACAAGGAGCAGCACATGAACGGCCGTCTCGTCCGACTGATGACCGAGTTCTACCGCACGCCCTGGGCGCTGATGCCCGAGACGCTGGCGATGCTGAAGGCCGTGCTCCACCGCGCGGCATCGGGCGTGAAGCTCTCGGCCGAGGAAATCCGCTCGGCGGTGGCCTACGACCACGTGGACCACGCCGTTGATGCGGCCGATGCCGCGCGCCGCACCGAGGCGGTACGCGCCGCCGGCAGCAACCTGATCGCGGTGCTTCCCGTGTCCGGGGTCATCGGCCACCGGGCGCACCTGGTGGAGGACAGCTCCTCGGGCGTGGGCACCTCCACCGAGATCCTCGGGCGCATGTTCCGGCAGATGGTGGCCGACCCGAACGTGGGCGCGATCGTGTTCGACCACGACTCGCCCGGGGGCAGCGTGTTCGGCGTGGGCGAGCTTGCCGACGACATCCTCGCCGCGCGCGGATCGAAGCCGATCACCGCGGTGGTGAACTCGCTCTCGGCGAGCGCCAGCTACTGGCTTGCCAGCCAGGCCGACGAAGTCGTCATCACCCCCGGCGGCATGGCCGGAAGCATCGGCGTGTGGAGCGCGCACGAAGACTGGTCCGCGTACCTGGACAAGAAAGGCGTCAAGACCACATTGATCAGCGCGGGAAAGTACAAGGTCGAGGGCAACCCCTACGGGCCGCTCTCCGAAGAAGCGCTCGCCGCCGAGCAGGCCACCGTGGACAGCTACTACGCCATGTTCATCGACGCGGTGGCGCGCGGGCGCGGCGACAAGGCGAGCGCGGTGCGCAAGGGCTACGGCGAGGGGCGCGTGCTGCTCGCCGCCGACGCGGTGAAGGCGAACCTCGCCAACCGCGTGGCGACCATGGACCAGGTGATCGCCGGGCTGCAGAAAAAGCTCGGCGCCGGGCCCGCCCCGCAGCGCGCAGCCGAAGGCGGCACGCCCGCCCGCAGCGCGGCGGCGCGCGCATTGAGACTGGCCGAACTGGGCTAGGCAACACCGAAACGAATCGAGGAGCGCTGGCAGGCGCTTCGCATCGCGGCGTTCCGACGAACGGCGCGGGGAGTCACCGGAGGGAACCGACGTTCCGTATCGGACTCCATTCCTGCCCGCAGGTGATCGAACTTTCCTTCAACCATCAGGAGTGTCAAAAATGAATCCGCAACTGCGCGCTCTCCTGGAGCGCAAGCAAAAAGCCATCGCCGCGGCGAAGGCCATCAACGACAAGGCGTCGGCCGAAAAGCGCGACCTCACCGACGAAGAGCGCACTTCGTTCGACGCGCACATGGCCGACGTGGCGAAGATCGACGCCGACATCGTGCGCCAGAAGGCGCTGATCGAGGCCGAGCGCAGCGCGCCCGCGCTGCCCGCCGCTTCGTTCGGCGACGCGCCGCGAGTCGAAGCCAACATCCTGCAGGACCCGCGCCGCGGCTTCGCGAGCTACGGCCAGTTCGCGCGTGCCGTCATGGCCGCGGGCCGGCCCGGCGGCGAGCTGGACGAGCGCCTCGCCATCGTCGCGGCGGCCCCGACCACCTACGGCAACGAGGTCACCGGCGCCGATGGCGGCTACCTGGTCCCGCCCGAGTACAGCCGCGAAGTCTTCCAGCACTCGCTCGAAGGCGATGCGCTGCTGCCCCTGACCGACAACTACCCGGTCGCGGGCAACACGCTCACCTTCCCGCGCGACGAGACCACGCCGTGGGGCACCGACGGCATGCGGGCGTACTGGGAAACCGAGGCCGGCGTGGCCACGCAGACCAAGCCCAAGGGCTCGGTGGCATCGCTTCGCACCAACAAGCTGATGGCGCTGGTGCCGGTGACCGACGAGCTCATGGCCGACACCAACGCGCTGGAAGCCTACATCGGCAGGAAGACCGCCGAGAGCATCCGCTGGAAGACCAACCTTGCCTTCTTCCAGGGCAACGGCGTCGGGCAGCCCACTGGCATGTTCGGGCACGCCTGCCAGGTGTCGGTCGCGAAGGAAGTGGGCCAGGCCGCCGACAGCATCGTGGCGGCCAACGTCGCCAAGATGTACGGGCGCATGGTCAACCGCCAGAACGCGATCTGGATGATCAACGACGACGCGTTGCAGCAGGTCATGGTGCTGTCGCTGAACAACAACCCGATCTGGATTCCGCCCAGCCAGGGCTTCAAGGAAGCGCCCAACGGCTTCCTGCTCGGGCGCCCGATCATGATCACCCAGCTGTGCAAGACGGTGGGCGACAAGGGCGACATCGTGTTCGCGAACTGGAAGTACTACCGCACCATCACCAAGGCGGGCGCGGGCATCGAGACGGCAACCTCGATGCACCTGTACTTCGACGCGGGCGCGACGGCCTTCCGGGCCACGTTCCGGGTCGACGGCATGCCCTCGATCGCCGCGGCGGTCAGCCCGGCGAACGGCAGCAACACGCTCTCGCCGTTCGTCACGCTGGATGACCGCACGTAAGCCGGGCGCTGTCAGCCTGACGCGGTAGCAACACCAGGCAGCAAACGCAGCACGCCGGCGGCATGGCGGTACGCAACGCCGCCGGCGCTCACGACAATTTCCAAGGAGCAAGACAATGAATCTGAATCTCAAGGGTTCCGAGCAGGTCGGCGTGGTCGGCCGCATCGACCCGGACGCCACCGTGGCGAGCACCGTCACCTCGGGCTGGATCGACTCGAGCAAGTTCAAGCTGTACCTCGCCGTCGTCCAGGCAGGCACACTGGGCGCCTCGGCCACCGTGGACGCCAAGCTGCAGCAGGCGACCGACGGCTCGGGTACCGGCGCGAAGGACATCACCGGCAAGGCCATCACCCAGCTCACGCAGGCGGGCACCGACGACGACAAGGATGTCGTCATCAACCTGCGGCCGCAGCAGGACATGGACCTGGACAACAGCTTCACGCACTTCCGGTTATCCATCACCGTCGCGGTGGCCACCTCCGACATCGGCGGTATCGTGCTCGGCATCGGACCGCGCAGCGGCCCGGCCACCGACCACGACCTCACCACGGTCGACGAAGTCGTCGGCTAAGCCGGCGGGCAGTTTCCTTAGAGGGAAGTTCCACGCCCGGGGCGGCGACGTTCCGGGCGTGTCTTTTTTGAAAGGCAGACCCCATGAAGAAAATCAGATTCGTGCGCGACGTGTTCGCCGACGGCGCGAAAGTCCACGCCGTCGGCGATCTCGCCGATCCGGCGCCCGCAATGGCGAAGCACGTGCGCCGCGGCAACGCCGCGGAGGTGGACGTGGAGGAAGCGCGCACCGAAGCAAAGGGCAGCGCCAAGGCCAAGGGCAAGAAGTAAGCCTCGGGCGCGTTCGACCCGGACTCCCCGATGGCCGACATCGTCCTCTCGCCGCCGCTTGCCGAGCCCATCCACCTGGACGAGGCGCGCACGCACCTGCGCGCCCCGTCGGGCGACACTTCGCAGGATGCGCTCATCCGCCGCGCGATCGTGGCGGCGCGCAGGCACGCCGAGAGCTACTGCCGCATCGCCATCGTGCGCCAGCAGCGCCAGCTCTCGCTCGCGGCCTTCCCGTGCGAGATCGAGCTGCCGGTGGGCCCGCTGCGCGCGGTGCAAAGCATCGAGTACGTGGACACCGCGGGCGCCCTGCAGACGCTGTCTGCCTCGGCCTACCGCGTGGACAAGTACGCCGAGCGCGGGCGCATCGAGCCCGCCTATGGCACGGTCTGGCCCTCCACGCTGGAGGTGTCCAACGCGGTGATCGTCAAGTACACCGCCGGCATGGTGGTGCCGGTGAGCGCGGTGGACGCGGGTACCGACACGCTCACCGCCTACGGGCACGACCTCGCCGCGAGCGATCCGGTACGCCTGGCCAACTCGGGCGGTGCGGTGCCGGCGGGGCTCTCGGATGCCACGCCCTACTACGTCAAGGCGCCCTCCGCCGACACCCTGCAGGTTTCGCTCACGGCGGGCGGCGCGGCCGTGGACATCACCGGCGCCGGCACCGGCCAGAGCTTCATCGGCCAGGTGCCCGACGACATCGTCGCCGCGCTCCTGCTGCTGGTGGGGCACTTCTACGAGCACCGCGAGCAGAACTCGGACTTCGAGACCTATGCGCTGCCGCTGGGCGCGGAGCGGATTCTTTCGCCGTACCGGCTGATCCGGTTCGGCTGACGGGCTGGCGATGCGCGGCGGACGGATGCGCAACACGGCGGCGATCGAGCAGAACACGCCCACGCGCGACGCGGGCGGTGGAGAGGTCTCAGCCTGGTCCAGCTACTGCGCGACCTGGCCCTGCGAGCTCGTGCAGGTGCGGGGCGGCGAAACCCTGCGCGGGCGCGTGGTCCACGCCGCGGCCGAGTACGTCGCCATCGGGCGCTTTGTGGCCGGCGTCACCCCGCGCATGCGCGTGACGCTCTCGGGGCGGACCTTCGAGGTCCTTGCCGCGAACAACGTGGAGTCGCGCGGGCGCGAGCTGCGCCTGGATCTGCGGGAGCGCGCGCTGTGAGCCTGGATGTCGCTGGCTACGCGCCGGACAAGATCGTCATTACCGGGATGCGGGAGCTCGCGCTTTCGCTCGAGCAGTTTCCGGAGAAGGTGCAGCGCAAAGCCCTGGCCAAGTCCCTGCGCGCCGCGGGCCGGGTGATTCGCGACATCGCGCGCAGCCGGGTGCCGGTGAAAAGCGGCAAGCTGCGCGCCTCGATCCGCGTCACCGTGGTGCGCCGTGGCGGCAAGCTGATCGCGCGCATCATCGCCGGGCGGCGCGTGAAGAAAGACGACCCGTTCTACGCCTGGATGGTGGAAGGCGGCACGCGCCGGCACGAGATCCGCCCCAAGGGCAAGAAGTCGCTCTTCCTCGCCGGGTTGTTTGCCGAGCAGGTGGAGCACCCGGGCGCCGAGGCGAAGCCCTACCTCGAGCCCGCGCTGGAAGAAGGCGCGCAGTTCGCGCTCATCCAGATGCAGGAAGCGCTCGCCACCGAGATCGAGGCCATGGGCGGCGGATCGGACAGGTACCTGTGAGGCTGCAGTTGACCGAGCACCATGATTGAAGACGCCATGTACACCATCGCCAAGGCGCACGGCGGCCTCACCGGGCTGATCGGCGCGGGCGACAACTGCCGGATCTACCCGAGCGGCGCGCAGGTGCGCGTGCTGCCCGATGTGGAGTGGGTGAAGGAGCCCTTTCGCCCGATCAGCGGCATCTGGCTCGACACCGGCTGGGGCTACACGGTGTTCGACTTCCTCGTGCGCGCGGCCACGGCGCGCGAGGCGGGGCTGGTGGTGGAGCAGCTGCGCAGCTGTTTTGCGCGCTACCACTCCAACGGCGCGGTGGTGGGCGCAACCGCCCACAAGGTCGACGACATCGAATCGGACGAGGCCGACCAGGCCGCCGACTACGACCACGAGCTCGGCTGCTACACGCAGGGCATCGCGTTCGAGTTTTTCCACAACTAAAGGAGCAGCGCGCATGGACGGCAAAGACAAGGCTCTGCCCTGGCAGGGCGACGAGTTCGAGGGTCAGGGCGGGTCGTTCGTCTACGACCCGAAAACGAAGAAGCGCACGCGCGTACAGGAAAACGCGTCGCCCGCGGCGGCCGAAGGCGGCCAGGCGAACACGGGAACGGCGGCCGACTCCGTCCGGAAATCGAAGAAGGAGTAACGAGCCATGACCGAAGCGATCGACAAAAAACGCGCCGTTCTCGCCAAGATCGAGAGCCCCTACGGCACCGATGCCACCCCCACGGGCGCGGCGAACGCCGTGCTCGCCCGCATCGCGGGCTGGCGCCCGCAGGCCGTCAACTACGCCGCGCGCGACGACATCGCGATCCCGGCGCTGGGGCGCTTTGCCTCCAAGACCGCCTACCAGTGGGCCGAGATCGACCTGGAGGTCGAAGTCACCGGCGCGGCGGCGGCCGGCACCGCGCCGCCCTACGGGGCGCTGCTGCGCGCCTGCGGCCTCTCGGAGACTGTCTCGCCCGGGGTGAGCGTCACCTACGCGCCGATCTCCGCCTCGCACGAGAGCGCGTCGCTGTACGCCAACGTCGACGGCATGCAGCAAAAGCTCCTGGGCCTGCGGGCGAGCGTGGCGCTCGTGTACCGCAACGAGGAGATCCCGTTCTACCGGCTGCACGGCATGGCGCTCTATGCACTGCCCACCGACACGGCGCTCCCCACCCTCACCCTCACCGCGCACCAGGCCCCGAAGCCGGTCAACCGCACCAACACGACCACGGCCTCCTTGCACGGCTATTCCTTCGGTCTGCAGGAGCTGGAGATCGACCTCGGCAACGAGCTGCAGTACCTGTCGCTCCCCGGGGGCGGCACGAACAAGGTGCTGATCGTCAACCGCAAGCCCTCGGGCCGCGTGACCATGGAGCACCCCACCATCGCGCAGAAGGACTTCCACAGCATCGTCACCTCGGGTGCGACCGGGGCGCTGTCGGTGGTCCACGGCACCGTGGCCGGGGCGATCAACACCCTCTCGGCCGCTCAGGTGCGGCTCACCGACCCGCAGGTGGGCGCGCTGAAAGGGGTGCGCACGCTGTCGATGGCCCTGGAGTTCGCGCCCAGCAACTCGCTGAACGACGAACTGTCGATCGCCTACACGTAGCCGATCATGTTCGTACTCAGCGGAAAACCGACCTACCGCTTCAAGGTGGAGGTCAAGCGCCCGAACGACGCCACGGGCAAGTGGGAAACCCTCGACTTCATCGCCGAGTTCAAGCGCCGCTCGCGGCCTGAGCTGGAGGCGATGATCGCCAAGGGCCTGCCCAGCGACGCCGAGGTGATGGCGAGCGAGTTCGTCGGCTGGTCCGGGGTGAAGCAGCCCGACGGCACGGACCTCGAAGTCACGGACGCCAACCGCACCGTGCTCCTGGCCGAGCCGATGGTGCAAGCCTCGATCGTGCGCGCCTGGCTCGAATCGGCGGTGACGGGCCCCGCAAAAAACTGAGCGAGGCCGCCGCGTACTGGGCGCGCGGCGGCGCCGAACTCGACCAGGCACGCGAAGATCTGCGCGTGCTGGGCGTACCCGAAGCGCAGATCGACGCGGAGCTCGGCCCCAAGGACGAAGGTTTCCAGGTCTGGCCCGAGAACTGGCCGGCCCTGCAGGCCTTTCTTGCCGTGCAGACGCAATGGGCTATCGGCATGAACGGCCCGACGGGCCTTGACTACACGCGCGTGCGCGCCGGGCTTGAGCTCGCCGGTGTGGAGACCACGCCCGCGCTTTTTCAGAAGCTCCGAATACTCGAATCCGCGGCGCTCGCCGCGCTCTCCAAGAGGACGAAGAAGCACTAAGCCATGCGCGCCGGTACCCTCGTCGTCGACATCGCCGCGAACGTCGCGCGCCTGCAGAAGGACATGCAGGACGCCAAGGGCGTTGTCGCGTCCGCAATGGGAGACATCTCGCGCTCGGTCAACGTCGCGAAGACGGCGCTCGGCGCGCTCGGGGTGGGCTTGTCCGCAGGCGCGCTCGTCGCCATGACGGCGAACATCGTCAAGGCCACCGCCGCGCTGGACGACATGGCCGAGACCACCGGCGCCACGGTGGAGGAACTGTCCAAGCTGCAGGCGGTCGCGCGCGTCGGCGGCAAGGACTTTGCCGCCGTCGAAGACGGCCTGGTCAAACTCACCAAGGGCCTGCGCGGCACCGAAGAAGAAACCAAGGGCGCGAGGAACGCCCTCGAGCAGCTCGGCATCCAGGCGAAGACGGCTACCGGCCAGCTGCGCGACCCGGGCGAGATCATGCGCGAGGTCGCGGGCAAGCTCGCGCAGTTCGAGGACGGCGCGGGCAAGACCGCGATCGCGCTCGATCTTTTCGGCAAGTCGGGCGCGAAGCTGCTGCCGTTCCTCAAGGACCTCGCCGAGGAAGGCAACGTCAACGCCCGCGTGACCGCCGAGCAGGCGGCGCAGGCCGAGAAGCTGGAAAAGGCCATCGCGCGCCTGCAGATGGCGGGCGAGGATGCGCGCCGTGCGTTCGTGCTCGCGTGGATCGACTACATGGTCGATCTCGCGGAGAAGATGAACCTCGCCGCCAAGGCGGGTGGCAACCTCGCCACAGCGCTCCTCTTGGTCGCGGGCGGCCGGCGCGACGTTGGCGAGATCAACGCCGACATCGCGGCGATCGAGGGCAAGTCCGGCGTCAGGAAGTGGGCCGAGAACGCCGGCACGATGGGCTATGCCGGCATGGCCGACAGCGCGCGGCTCGCGCTGCTGTACCGCCAGCGCGACTATCAACTCGCGCTGCTCGGGCGCAACGCACAGGGGCTGGAAGACGATCTCTCCGGCACGTTCCGCGGCCCGGCGGCGAAGGGGCGGCTCAACTACCGCTCCGTCAGCGGCGCGGGCGGTGGGGCCGGCGGCGGCGCCAAGGGCAAGTCGCTCGAAGACCTGCTCAACGAAAGCGCGGGCGTCTCCAAGGACTTCTACAAGGACCTGCAGACGCTCCACGCCGGATTCGCGGCCGGCACGATCACGCTGGAGCAATACAAGGAGGCGGTCGGCAAGCTGATCGAGAAGCAGTCCTTCGCCAAAGATCTCACGCGCCAGCATGCCGAGGAGATCAAGAAACGCACCAAGGCTAGCGAGGAAGACTTCGAGGCCGAGCAGAAGCGCGGCGCGCAGATGATCCAGTTCGTCTCCACGACGAGCCAGGAGATCTCCCAGCTCGAGTTCGAGGTGAGCCTGATCGGCAAGTCCACCGCGGAGCGCGAGAAGGCGATCGCCGCGAGGAAGATCGAGAACGATCTCAAGGCCGCCTCCCGCGGCCTGTCGGACGAGGAGGCCGAATCGCTCAAGCGCGAGGCGGCGGCGGCCAAGGATCGGCTGGGCGTGCTGATCGACACCAAGGTCGCGCGCGAGAAGGCCGACGAGGCCGCGAAGGGCGCAGCCAAGGCCTGGGAGGACGAGGTCAAGCGCAGCTCGGACGTGATCGAGCGCTCGCTGACCGATGCGCTGATGCGCGGCTTCGAGGGCGGCAAGGGCTGGGCGCAGAGCTTCAAGGACGCCCTGGTCAACATGTTCAAGTCCCTCGTGCTGCGGCCGATCATCCAGCCGATCGCGCAGTCGGCCGCGGGCGGAGTGCTGGGCTTGTTCGGTGTATCCGCGCAAGGGGCTACTGGCGGCATCGGGCCCTACATCAACGGCGGCGGAATCGGGGGCGGTGGTGGCGGTATTTTCGGCGGCGGCGGCCTGGGCGGGTTCGATCTCTCGTCGCTCGGCAATACGCTCCTGGGTACGGGCGGTGCGTTCAACTACGGCATCAACAGCGCGCTCGGGTTCACCGGCGCCGCGGGGTGGGGGCTCGCCGAGGAAGCGGCGGCGCTCGGTATCGGCGGGCTGGGCACGGCGGGGTCCGCGTTCTCGGGCTTGAGTTTCGCCGGCCCCTTGCTGGCCGGCGGCCTGCAGATCCTGCAGGGCAACGTCGCCGGCGGGATCGGGTCCACGCTCGGCGGCATCGCCGGCAGCTACTTCGGGCCGGTGGGCACGGCGGTCGGTTCGTTCCTGGGCGGCAAGATTGGCGGCGCGCTGTTCGGCAAGAAGAAGAAGAAAAAGAAGCACGCGAACATGTACCTCTCGCAGGATGAGAGCGGGCGTTACTACATCTGGGGCGATGACGTGCCGGGACCTTCGGCGCGCTCCGACTTCGCCTACCTCGAAGACTCGCTCAACGATCCGCTCCAGTACGATCCAGCAATCCTCTCGTCGATTGTCGGGCAGCCCTTCCGGGGAGAGAGGGGAGAGCAGGCCGACACGCTGCTGCCGAAATTCCTGCAGTCCCTTGAGCCCGCGCGCCAGGCCGCGCAGGTGAACGTGGCCACCTGGCAATCGAAGCTCGCCGCCACGGGGGGCGGTGCGCTCGCCTCGGGGCTCGCGGGCTACGTCGGCAGCATGAGCGTGAGCGAGTACCTCTCGCCCGAGCAGCGCCTGGCCGGTGCGCGCTCGCTCTACGAGAACGCGCTCGATCTGGCGGGCACCGGGGATGCCACAGCCGCCGGGGCGCTGCCCGGTCTGGCGCAGGGGCTGCTTGGCGCCGGGCGCACGTATTACGCCTCGGGGCCGCAGTTCCAGGGGCTTTTCGAGCAGGTCAACAGCGACCTCGCGCGCGTGCTCGATCAGCAGGGGGCGGCACAGGAGGCGGTGCTGGCCGAGATGCCCGCCGCGCTGCGCGAGGCGAATCAGGACACGGTCACGCAACTGAGGGCGCTGCGCGAGGATCTGAAGGAGGGCCTTGAGCGCCTGAACAGCGGGCTGCGCCAGCTTGGCGGGTCGGAGTCGTTCGGCGGGGCGCCGGCATGAAAAGGATGCCCACGCTGTCAAGGATGACGCTCGCGCTGTCAAGGATGACGCTCGCGTCATGATCTCCGGCGGCGCGATCATCGAGTTCGGGATCTCGGAGCACGAGTTCACCGCGATGGGCGACGACGCGGCCTTTCTCGCGTTCCTTGCGCTTGCGACCAGCCCGCGCTGCTACCTGCTTGAGCTGGACGCTTTTTCACTGGCCGCCTCGGGCGGTGTCTCGGCGGCGATCTCCGACGCCGGGATCGCGGAAGTCGGAATCTCCGAGAACGACGCACCGGCCGCGGGCAGCGTCCTGACGCTGCGCTTTGGCTCGCAGGAGTACACGAGCACCGCGGCCGATACACCCGCGAACACCTCCTACCAGGGGCGTATCATCGACGCGCCGGTGGCCGAACGGCGGATCTCCGGGCGCGACGGCGTGGGCGGCCTGACCGAGGTGTTCGGCGAGATCGCGCTCCGGAATGAAGACGGCGCGCTGGATTTTCTCAAGCGCGACTACGCGGTCGAGGGCCGGCGCGTGCGCATCCTGATCGGGGATGCAACGGCCGCGCGCTCGACCTTCTGGGAATTCTTCGTCGGCATCACCCAGTCTGTCGAGCTCACCGAGGGTGAAGTGCGCATCACGCTCTCGGATGGATCGGCCAAGCTGCGCCGCCTGGTGAACGAGGCGCTCTATGCCGGGGGCGGCGGCCTGGAAGGCGGCGATGATCTGAAGGGCAAGAGCAAGCCCGTCGCGCTGGGTCAGTGCCTCAACGTGCCCGCGCCGCTGGTCGATAGCGCGAAGCTCATCTACCAGGTGCATGACGGTGCGATCAGCGACGTGCCAGCCGCCTACGACCGGGGCGTCGTGCTCACCAAGGGCGCGGACTATGCCGATGCCTCGGAAATGGACACCGTCGCGCCGGCGGCAGGCGAGTACCGGGTGTGGAAGGACGGCGGCTATTTTCGGCTCGGGGCCACGCCCGCGGGGCAGGTCACCGCCGATGTGAAGGGCGAGGCAAGCCCCAGCTACTCGGACAACACGGCGGACATCGTGCTGCGCATCCTCGCGCTGCGCTGCGCGCTCGTGGCCGACGAGATCGACTCGGCCTCCTTCAGCAATCTCGCCTCCAGCGCGGCCGCCCCGGTGGGCGTGTGGTACGGCACGGGCGCGGTGAGTTGCGCCCAGGCGGTGGACGAGCTGCTCTACGGCGTGGGCGCCTTTGGCGGGTTCGACCGATTTGGCCTCTTCAATGTCGGCCTGGTCGCCTCGCCGACCGGGGCGATGTCGTCGTTCGAAGTCGACAGCATCGACATCCGCTCGGTGCAGATCGCGCGCCTGCCGGCTTCGGTCGAGCCCATCGTGTGGCGCGTGGGCGTGAGCTGGCAGCGCAACTATGCGGTGCAGACCGATCTCGCGGCTTCCGTGACCGCCGCGCGCCGCACGTTCTGCGCTGAAAGCGTGCGCGTGTCCACCGGCGAGAACGCGAGCACGCAAAGCCGCCACCTGCTCGCGCAGGCACTCGGCCCGGTCGAGTCGCTCTACGCGATCGAGGCCGACGCGCAGATCGAGCGCGACCGCCTGCTCGCGCTGTGGGGCGCGCGCCGCACGCTGTACCGCGTCGGCCTGTTTGCGCTCGGTCTCGCGCGCGAGCTTGGAGACGTGGGCATCTTCAGCCACCCGCGCTTTGGCATGGCCGATGGCGTGGCGGGGCGCGTGGTCGGGCACCGCGCCGAGGGCACGAGGACCGAACTGCTGGTGCTGACGTGAACAGGGATGACGTTCACGTCATGGGGCCGACGCTCACGCCATGAAAATCGCCTGGGAAAACCATGCGGACGGCGCGAGTCTGTCCACGAGCACCAATGGAGAACTCGCCTCTTTGCCCGCGACCAACGTGCAGGTCGAGCACGTCGGACGCAAGTGGCGCAGCGGCGCGGTGAGCGCCGCATCCTTGATTTTCGACATGGGCGCGTCGGTCACCTGCGACACCCTGGCCATGCTCGGCACGAACCTCAGCGCTGCGGGCACGATCTGGGTGCGCGCATCCGACGCCGACCCGGCCGCGCAGTCAAGCCTGTTGCTTGACACCGGCGACATCGCCGCCGGCGTCAAGGCCGGCTACGGCGCGATCTACAAGAGCTTCGCCTCCACCACGGCGCGCTACTGGCGCGTGCGCCCCTCCGATGGCTCGCTCTCCTACATCGAGGCCGGGCGCGTGTTCCTCGGGCCGTCGTGGGCGCCCAGCGTGCCGCAGCTCTTCGAGTGGGCGCCAGTGGTGCTGGATGCGACCGTCCTCGGGCGCTCCTACGGCGGGCAGAGCTATGCCGACCAGCGCCCGAAGCGCCGCGGCCTCATGTTCACGCTCGACTACATGAATGAGGCCGAGATGTACGGCAACGCCTTTCGCCTGGGCTGGGAGCAGGGCATCACGGGCGACGTGCTCGCCATTCCAGACATCGCTGGTTCGTATCTCTCGGAGCAGGCCGTGTTCGGCCAGCTGCAGGCAAACGAACCGCTGTTTCACCGCAAGCCGCAGATCTACCGGCAGAAGTTCACCTTGATCGAGAGGCTCTAGATGGCACAGTTTCGAGTGAAGCCGCGCGTGCTGGAAACCAGCCTGATCACCGGCAGCGGCACCTACACGCTGCTGGGGGCCGCCACCGGCTTCCAGGCGTTCCTGGGCGGCGGCGTCTCGGCCGGCGACCTCATGCCCTACTACGCGACCGACGGCACGAACTGGGAAGAAGGCATCGGCACGGTCGGTTCGGGCCCCGCCACGCTCGCGCGCACGCACATCCACAAGTCTTCCATCGCCGATGCCGCGATCGCCTGGGGCGCCAACACCACGGTCGAGATCCGCTGCGGCTGGGTGTCGCAGCTTACCGTGCCGCGCGTGAAGTCGGTGTCGATCGCCGGTGGCGCCGGCACGCAGATCCTCACGCAGGACGAGCAGCGCTGCGACATCCTCATCCTCACCGGCGCGCTCACCGGCAACCGCAACATCGAGGTGGATGCCACGCCGTGGAAGTGGGCGGCGGTGAGGAACGACACCACGGGCGCCTTCACGGCAACTCTGCGCGTCACCGGCCAGACCGGCATCCTGGTCGGGCAGGGCCGGGCTAAGGTGCTCTACAACGATGGCACCGATGTCAGAGACCCCGACGCCAGCTTCGACGAGGCGGTCGGGTATACGCTCATCAACGGCACCCTCGTTCACACACGCGCGTCCAATGCCGAAACGATCGCGGTCAAGACCCTCGCCGGCGCCGACCCGAGCGCCGCCGATCCGGTGCGGGTGGTCTTCCGCGACCAGGCCGCGACCACCGGCGGCTACGTCGTGCGGACGATCACGGCGGCGCTCTCTCTAACGATCTCCTCTGGCTCGACGCTCGGATTTACATCGTCGGTTCCCGGCCGGATTTGGAGCGTGATTTTTGACGATGCTGGCACCCTGCGACTTGGCGTCATCAACTGCATCGCTACTTCGGCGAACGGCGGAACTGGTCGGAATGTCACGGCTATTTACCCGTTGTCTGCCGGGGTCGCATCGAGCACCGCGGAAGGTGGCGCTGGGGCGGCGGATTCAGCTCTCACCTTTTACACTGGCACGGCTGTCAGCGCGAAGCCGTATGCCGTCATCGGATACTCGACTTGGGAATCGGGCCTCGCTACGGCAGGCACTTGGGGCACCGCCCCGAGCAAAATCCAACTGTACGCACCAGGGGTCGAATTGCCTGGAACGCCGATTCAAAGGCAAATTACTCAGGATAGCGCTGTCGCGAGCGGCACGACCAATTTGCCGGGTGACGACACGATCCCGCAAAACACGGAGGGAACGCAATTCCAGACCGTCACCATAACTCCAACGTCGGCGGCCAATCCGGTTGAAATTGCATCGGTCGCTCAATTGCAGCATGGATCGAACGCCACAACAGGGTGGGCGCTTTTCCAGGATTCGACCGCGAATTCATTTGCTGCCGGGTATTTTTATCCGGCATCGACGGCCCAGGGTGGGTACATAACAAGTTTTCTATCTGCGATGCTGCTCGCTCAATCGACTTCGGCAATCACCTATAAATTGCGGGCTGGCGGTACATCGGGGGGCACGACGACGTTCAATGGGTCTGCTGGTGGGCGATTGTATGGAGGGGTGAGCGGGTCGATCATGAAGGCAACGGAGATCATGGGATGAGTCAAATTCACTGCTTATATGAAGTCGAGCCGACATTCCCTGCGACAGATCAACATCCGGATGCCGCGCGCTTCGCTGTCAGCGCCGGGATCTTCCGTTTCTGCGATGCCGTGGGCGGCGAACCCACGCAAGCCGAGCTCGACGCGCACCTTGGCGTTGATGCCGCCGGGCTCGCGCTGAAGGCGCGCCGCGACCAGGACGGCGCGGAGGTCGGCGACTGCGCGGTCGACCCGCAGGTGCTGCCGCTCATCAACCAGACCAAGGCCGAGTGGATCGCGTGGGCGGAGAGCAACTTTCCGACGCTTACGGCGGCCGAGCGCACGCGGCTGGGGATTCTTTTCTGGGTGGTTGCGGTGGGCGTTCGCTCGAAGTTGCGCTAGGAGCTGCCGATGCGCTTCGCCCTCGCAGCAGATCCCGCCGTGCAGAAGGTGGCGGCTGCCGCGACCTCGGCCGCTACCGGCGCGGCGTCGTGGTGGACGGCGGACTGGTCGGTCGCTGTGTTCGGCGTGCCGCTCTCGGTGCTGCTTGCGGCCTTTGCCGGGGCGGTGGTGGCACTCACGTTCCTGCCGCCGGTGCTTTCCTTCCTCCAGCTGGTGGGGCGGGTGGTGATGGGCACGGTGGCCTCTGCTTACGTGACGCCGCTCGCGGGGTTCCTGTGGGCTGGGATTCCGCACCTGCCGGTGGCTTTCCTGCTCGGCCTCGCGGCGCTCGCGGCGATCGCGAAGGTGCCGGTGTTTCTCGATGATCTGCGCACCATCGCGCGCAATCGCTGGGGCGGTGGAGGAGGGCCGGTCGGATGAACTTTGCCTTGCTGCTCGTGGACTGGCTGACGGCGCTCACGGTGCTCGCCTTTGCGCTTCGCAACGTGAACGCGATGTCGCGCGCGACTTCGCACCAGGTGCGCGCGGCAAACGTGGTGCTGGCGATCTCGGCGGCGGCGATCGTGTTTGCCCCTGCCTACGGCCCGCCGCTCGCGGATGAGGCGCGCGACTGGGCGCACCTGGGCGTGCTGCTCGCGGTGGCGGTGCTGCTTGCTTCGGGCCGGCGCTCGGTGGACCGCGCGATCGACAAGATCCTCGGGGTCTAGGTGATGCTGCCCCACCACCGCCGTCCCGTCGCCGCTGGTTGGTGGGGGTGGGGAATCATCGTCGTGCTGTGCATCCTCGTGCCCACGGCCTTCCACGTGAGCCAGGCGCGCGCCGAGGCGCGCTTCATCGCCGAGGGCAGCGACGCGATGATCGTGCTCCACGACGATCCCTGCGCGCTCACGGAAAAGGTCGTGAACCTGCCCTTGCGCGCCACCTGGCAGGAAAAAAACGCCAAGCCGATCGAGGGCTGCTGGGCCGTGAACGGTGCCGGCGTGGTGATGCTGTATTTCGAGGACCGCACGGTGGCCGGGCTGCCGAAGGGCGTGTTCTCCCAGCTGGGCAAGACATGATCACACTCGAGCAGTACTGGATGGACCGGGACGCGAAGTACCCGAGCGAGCTCACCGGCGGGATCCGCGCGGCCGCCGAGGAGCTGGTGGGCAAGGTGAACCTGCTGCTCAACTTTGCCGAGGCCGATGGCGTGACGCCCGGCTTCGACCAGGTGACCGGCACGCACGTGGCAAGCGGCTGGCGGCCTGCGGCCGTGAACGAGCGCACGAGCAACGCGGCGGCGGGATCGAAGCACCTCACCGGCCAGGCGGTGGATTTGCAGGACACGCCCGATCGCGCGCTCGCCGCGTGGTGCCTCGCCAACCTGCTGGATCTCAAGAACTGCGGCCTGTGGATGGAACGGCCGATGTGGACCGGCGGCCGCGACCCGTGGGTGCACCTGCAATCCGTGCCGCCGAGATCCGGCAGGCGCGTGTACATCCCGAGCACCATGCCGCCGCGCGCGCAGGCGCTGCCCGGCGAAGAAAACCTCACCTAGGAGCCGACCATGAAGAAAGAAACCCGCCAGCGGATCAGCCAGGCGGCGCGCGATGCCTACATCGACGCGCGCATCTGGGCGCAGGACCACCCGCGCGCGGCGATCGGCATCGCGGCGTTCCTCGCGGGCGTGGTGGTCGGGTGGATTCTGCTGTGACGCCGCTGCGCGAGCGCCGGCAGCGCGGCTTCGGCTGGATCCAGATCATCGGCGTGCTGCTCGCCGCCGCCTTCCTCGTGGGGGCGATCTACAAGCTCGTCAACTACGTCGGCGAGTGGATCGAGGCGCGCGACGCCGCGATCTTCGCCGCCGGCGAGCACAAGGCGCGCGCGGAGTACGAGGCGCGCGACAACGAGAAGCTCATCCAGGCCACCGCGCGCATCCGCGAGCTCGAGGCGGCCGCGCGCAAGGAAGAGGCGCGCCGCGCGCATGCCGTGTCCAGCGCCGTGGCCACCCACATCAAGGAGAAAAACGATGCTCAACGCAACCTGGAGATTCTGCGCGCTGCTCTGCACGATGGCTCTTTGCTCCTGCGCGACCCCGACGCAGAAGCCGGGGCAGGGTGCCCCGGAAGTGGTGAGCGTGGAGGCGGCCGCGCTGCCGCCGATCCCGCCGGAAGTGCTGGACGAGACGGGGGAGGAGAGCTTCCTCGAGCGGCTGCGGGCGTT